GAACTGCGAAGGTTTCCGCAAAATATGCGACAAGGTATGGGCTGCAGTCAAAGATATAGCTACTGCTGTTTGGGATTACTTGGTAAAGGCTTTTGAGAAAGTGAGTACCGTTGTTAAGGCTGCATGGGAATGGGTAAAGAAGTTTTTCGGCATCAGTGATGGCAAAGACATAGAAAAAAAGACGAAGGCTGTCAAGGAGAACACCAAGGCGCAGAAGGAAAATGCACTTGCCGCTCTCATGGCCAATCGTGCACAAAACGGCGGGAAAGCAAAGAAAAGCAAGAAAACCAGCGAAGACCGCTATAGTGGCAAACATCTCATCGCGAATGCCAGCAGCTACAAAGAACTCGGGAACAATATTCAATTCTATCAAAACAAGCTCGAGACAACCAAGGCATCAGAAAAGAAAACGCTTGCTCTCTATGCCGAAAAGATTGCCTTGCTACAACAACAGCAGCAAGCCATCAAGGCTGTAGAGGAACAGGCAGCACGACCAAAGGAGCTCAAGACGTTAGAAGATATCGACAAGGCTATCAGCTATCAACAGGACTTGCGCAACAAGGCAACCTTAGACCAAGTAGCGGGCATCGATGAGGAGATAGCACGTTTGAACGACCTTAAAACAGCGTTCGAACAGCATGCACACAGCAAGGTGGGCGTGGAACAAATCAAAACATATAAGCAGCTGGATGATGAACTGCAATATTATTCGGGCTTACTCAAAACAGCCACCGACACCGAGCGCGTGCAAATACAGCAGCAGATAAATGCGCTTGGCGATTTGAAAAAGCAGTGGGATGACACGCTGGCTGCCCTGAAAGTGCCTGAAGATATCACGCGGCTCAACACGATAGAAAAGTTAGACGAGGCCGTAAGCTATTATCAGGCGCAGCAAAAGAAGGCTTCAGGCGAAGAAATTAGTAGTATCGGGGCAACCATCACCGCCTTAGAACAGAAACGCGAAGCCCTGAACCGCCTTACACGTCTGCCCGACATGCAAAATGAAATGGCGCACCTCAAAGGCTTGGAGGGTCACGAGCTGAAGATGGAACTCAAGGTGATGGGGCTCGACGGCGTGAAAAAGCGCATCAAGGAATTGCAGGATATGCTCCGCGATACGAAGCATCCGCTTGATAAAAGCCAGCGCAGCGAAGTTGAAAAACTCATCGGCTCGTACGGACAATATGAAAAGGTGCTGCGTAAGAGCGATGTGCATCTGACTGACCTATGGGGTAACACGAAAGGTGTAGCCGGTGGCATTACGTCGATGACCAACGCCCTTGAAGGTGGACGCAATGCGTGGGAAACACTCACGGGCGTGGTAGATGGTGCTATACAAATCTTTCAGAGTATTGCTGGCATCGTGGACATCATCAAGGTGCTGACGGGGGCCACACAGGCCAGTGCCGCAGCAAGTGGCGTGAAGGCTTCGGCTACAGCAACAGAAACAGCGGCTACGACGACGCATACCGCCGCAACAGCCGCCGACACTGCTGCAACAATTACCAACACTGCTGCTAAAAGTGGTGAAGCCATTGCCAGTGCTACAGCAAGCGGTGCAAGTATGCCGTTCCCCTATAACATTGTTGCCATTGCCGCGGGTGTGGCTGCTGTGGTGGCCGCATTGGCCTCTATCAGTGGTGCATTTGCCAATGGTGGTATTGTGGGCGGCTCATCGCCAAGCGGTGATAAATTATTGGCTCGCGTGAACTCGGGTGAAATGATTCTCAATGGTGCGCAGCAGAGCCGCCTCTTTAACTTCATCAACGGTGTTACTCCCTTTGCCGACGGTGGCATCGTTTATGGACCAACGCTCTCGATCATGGGCGAATATGCCGGGGCAAGGTCTAATCCTGAGGTGATTGCACCGCTGAATAAACTAAAATCGATTATCGGTGATGGTGGTAATGGTGGCGGGCGATTGGAGGCGCGCCTGCGCGGACGTGATATTGTGCTGGCGATGGCTAACGAAACACGTATCAGTAGACGGAAAACAAATATCAAATTGTAAAAATGTATATACACGGACAATTTTATAATGAAAAGAACGAGCGCATCGAGGTGCACATTCTCATTCGAGGTGATCGCACAAATGAAGTTGAAATCGGAGCCAAGGGCTGCGGCATCAACTGGACGGATGACCCCGTGGAGATAGAAAGCCAAGTGAGCGATACGTTCGATGTGCTGCTCAAATATCAGGCTACCATACGACTGCTGGTGAAGAATTTCATTCCCGACCTATTCTGTGCTTCCTGCCGTGATGCTGTAGTAAATATCTATCGCGAGGGAGAATGCCTCTTTGCAGGCTTTATAGAACCTCAGACCTATTCGCAACCTTATAATGAGGAAGAAGACGAAATCGAACTCAGCTGTATCGACGTGCTGACGGCCCTGCAATATGGAAAGTACCGAAATGTCGGCGTGCAGGGTATCACCTATAAGGAGGTGAAAGAGAATGCTGGACAGCGCAGTTTCTTAGATATTATCCGCGAGTTGCTGTCAGGCCTGTCGAATAATCTTGATATTCTTGGGAAGCAAAGCCTGGCTTGTTATTATGACGGCAGTATCGGAATGAATAAATCGGAGCCTACATTCAATATTTTCTCACAGATAGGCATTCATGAGCTGTTGTTCCTCTCTGATAATGAAGATAATGTGTGGACGGTAGAAGAGGTGCTGACTGAACTGCTGAAGTATCTTAACCTGCACATCGTACAGCAGGGATTTTCTTTCTATGTATTTTCATGGGAAAGCATAAAAAAGGCAGAAAATATTGAATGGAAAGACCTTTACAGCAACAAGTCTCTAACTACACCTCACAGACTGATAGGGATAACGACAGATAAGGCGGTAGGTACGGATACCACTATCAGTGTTGGCGAAATCTATAATCAGCTGCTATTAACCTGTAAGGTGGAGAAGATGGAGAGTCTTGTCGAAAGTCCATTAAAAGAAAATGAATTGGGGAGCTATTTCACGGCGCGTCAAAAATACATGTCAGAACTGATCAGCTTAGGCGATGGCAAACGAGCTTTGAGAGGCTTTTATGAAATGGTATTCAATGGTGATACAGATTATGATGATGGTAGTATTGTAGATTGGTATGTGTGGATAAAGCGGCATCCTGAGTGGAAATTTCTGATGCATGATAATATAGCCAATGCTGATAAAGACCTTAATAGCTATTTCGGGCGAGATGGCAAGAATCAACATGCAATGTTGCAATGGCTCGGTAAGCATCTTGGAGCAGGGCTTGTTTCTTATGGCAAGGTGGAGCGGGCTATGGCAAGGAAAGATAACAGCCCCGTGTCGAAAATCAATATGGAGACTGTACTTGTGCTGTCAGTGAATGGTAATGGGAAGAATAGCTCCTCGGAAGCTTATCCGAATGTGGAAGCCCTTCGTGAGGCTATTCCTTATGCAACTTATGAGGGGCAGCATTCTGGTGGTGTGTTTTCTCCTGTCGATGAGGAGACTATAAATTACATTGTATTTTCAGGAAAAATGCTACTAAACCCAATTATGGAAGTAACAGGTAGATATAATGATCTCAGAACAAAGGAGTGGATATTAATGCCATTTGCAGACAAGGCGTCTGATAGTAAGGTCCCAATTAATATTGTAAAGAACAAGTCGAAAGATAAGTGCTATTATACACGCCTATTTTGGAAGCAACAAGTGTCTGATCCGCGACAAAATGAAGAAGCACTATGGGATAAAGAAGGTGATTCGGGATGGTACCCATTTACGGATACAGCACCTGAAGAGTACGAGTTTAAATATAGTAGCGTGGGTGACGGAACCGACAAAATCAGCAAAGTAGGACTCGTAGCCTGTATGCTTATTATCGGTGATAAATGCGTTGTTGAGACAGGGAGCGGCTCACAGATGGAAGATTTTGAGTGGCGTAAATACAAAGAACGCTCGGAATGCAGCAGTGATGATGAATACTACGCGCAGAGTTTTACTATTGGATTTGACCCCAAGATTGGTGACAAGTTAGTTGGTCACGAGTATGACCTGCAGAATAACATCAGCTGGAAGCATGGCGTAGACAGTGAAGGCATGGCTATACCTATTCGGAAACGCGACCACATTGCTGGTGCTGTAAGGTTTATCGTCCTTGGGCCGGTGAATGTGCTTTGGAGTGATATCACACGCCGCCATCCTACATTCTTCAGACACACAAAGTGGACCGAAGATGCCATTCCACTGCTGGCACACGTGAGTTCAATACAGATAAAGTCTTTTGAAGTGAAGGTGGTGAGTGACAATGGAAAGACGGAACTACTCGGCGATGATCACGACATCGTATATATGAGTGCTGCGCAGAGTTCATTTTGCAACCGCAAGGATGACCTTGAGTTCAAGGTTACCTCTGCCCTGACGCATGACGAATGCATGCAGATAGGCGTTAAGAATACCCTTTGCCTTTCTACTCCTGTAGACGTTACCAGCGGTGATGGTATACTTATATTGTATAATCGGTTAACCGATAGTATCGCCAAACCCGAACAGCTCTATGTGAACAGTTACTATCAGGAATATCATGCGCCCCGGGTGATCATGACACAGCACATGACGGATATCCGCGGAGGGTTTGTAGACCCGTTTGCGCACTATAGGCATAATTATCTAAACAAGAACTTCTTTGTGCAGGGCATCAGCAGAAACCTTGCAGAGGGAACGGCAGAACTGACATTAAAGGAAATAGACAGCAATGATTGATATCAAGATGTTTGCCCGAAAGCGGGCTGAGGGAACCGACAGGGGTGGCAGCACGACGTCCTGGACACAGAGTGACGACGTGCGGCATGCACTGTCGGCAGACAAGGCTACGTTTGCAGAACAAGCAGACAAGGCTCTGCAGGCAAACGATGCAGCCCGGGCTGCCTATGCCGATAAAGCACGGGCTTTGGCGGAGGACAGCCCTGCATACGATGAGTTCCTGCGCAAGGATAAGGAAGATACAGCCAAGGAATTGATAAATTTCCTCAAGGGCATCACCATCGGCGATATTAAAATCAGCTATGATGAGACGAGTGGCGCACTTTCGCTGACACGTATTTCGGATACAAGTAAGGCAGCAGGGCTGTATGCTACAGGTGGATTGACGGCATTCGGTGCAGGCTCCGCGCAAGGTAGTGGTAGCGAAAGTGGCGGCACAAGCTATGAGCGCCTGGACCGTTGGAGCGATTACACTACTGCAAAAGCAGCAGCCGTCCTCTCTGCATTTTTGGGCAATGACCTTAACGAGCGATTGAAGAAAGTTGAGGGAGGTGCATTGACCTCGGTGGACTGGTCGATTATCAGGAACAAACCTACCTCAATGCCCGCCAGCGATGTACCTGCCTGGGCCAAGGCAGCGACGAAGCCCTCGTATGCCTGGAATGAAATAACAGGTAAGCCGAATGAGTTCAATCCGTCTACACATTCGCACTCTTTTGCATCTCTATTGAATAAGCCTACGACTCTGCAGGGGTACGGCATTACAGATGCTGCAAGCATATCGCATACGCACGCTTTCTCGCAGCTGCGAGATAAGCCTACAACCATTGACGGTTATGGTATTGTTGATACATTCAAGACGTACAGAGAAGTCAATTTTGCACCTGAGGTGTCGGGCTATTATGCTGTGATGACTACAAAGAGCGGAATTGGCGATGATTGGAGACATATCATTTCGATGGACTGGTCTAAAAATGACAGCGTGAACTGGATTAGTCAACTCGCACTCCCTACGCAGCGAAATGAAAGCGTATATTATCGTAAGAATGAAGCTGATGGCAAGCAAATCAAAGATGCGAAGTGGATAAAAATATGGGACGAAAAGAACCTAACGAAACTCTCACAATTAACAGATGATATTGTATCAGGCAAGTATCTACCACTTAATAGTAACGCTGTATCTGCAACGAAATTAAAGGATAGCCGGCTACTATGGGGACAAAATTTCGACGGGACTGGAAATATCGATGGGATGCTTACTGTCAAGCATAGTGGCTTTTCTGGTGTTAAGTTGACATCCACAGGTGATGAGAGTTCTTACAGGTGTCAATGTGCGAGTGGAAACGAGTGGGTGTTCGGTGGTTATCCGACGAGGTTCTTTTTGTGGAATAATGTAGCGAAGCATGTTTTCAGCATCTTGAATAACGGCAATGTTGTTGTCGGAGATACTGAAAAAGATTCGCCTTACAAACTGAATATAAAAGGCACTGCACGAATTGCCGACCGAATACTACTTTCTGGTACAGAAAATTGTGATATTAAAACAATAACAAATAACAATAGTGCAATAAAGAATACTGTTGTTACAGCTGCTGCAATCCGACATGCGCTTGATTTTGCGTGGTATGGCACGCACTATCAGATAGGTAATATTCGCGGAGGTGCTGACAACAGCCTTGGTTTCGGTATTACAAAAGATAGCAGCACCCTCATTGCTCGCTTCCACGAAAGTGGTAGCGAAATCTATGGCAATCTCACCATTGACGGATATTTAAGTCTTGCGAATAATATAGGGCTTAACTTAAGAGATAAAGAGGGACATAATCAACGTGCGCTATTTATCTCTAATTCTAATGTCGTTTATTTCGGTTGTAACGGCCGACCACTTTACACGCTTTTTGTAGGTAGTGAGTTACATTTTAACGTGTATAATAGCGGTTGGCAGGACGCACTTGTTATAACTCCTGACCGGAATGCAACTTTTTCAGGTAATGTGTTAGCGCAGGGTGGCGTAACAGCTTACACAACGTCAGATGGGCGTTTGAAAACAAACATCAAGCAGGTTGATAGTATGCGGATAATCCGCAGTCTTGGCGGTACCTGGCAGTTCGATTACAAGGACACGGGCGAGCACAGCATAGGTTTTATTGCGCAGAGCGTGAAAGATAGTGCACTCAAGAGTATGGTCTGTACGAATGCAGATGGTTACTTGAAGCTGAACTACCTCGACACAAGACTTATTGCACTCGCGCTCGGAGCAGCCGTGCAGGTGGACGATAAGGTCGAGCGGTTGAAGAAGCGGATAAGAGTGCTTGAGAAAGAGGTAGAACAATTGAAAGGAGGTGAGAAATGAGCATCGTAAATGGCATTATACAGGCCCCTGTAAGCATCGCAGATGTGAAGACTGTACTCGGCGAAACAAGCAACGACCTTGCAGCGTTATGCAGGAGTGATAAAATAAATATGTGGGCTAAATACAAACCTGTAGAATTAAATAAGCCTTTCACCTCAGATGAGTTTGATTTTGACAACAGGAAATGGCGTGACAATGCAACGTGGTATAGAGGAGCAGACTTTGAGGGTGTTGGGATATGTGGTATAAAAATATCACACAGCAGCTCTTTACAAAGCTTGACAGAATTATACGACAAAGGACAAAGTAACTGGTCGCGTGTAAAAGTCGGCTCTACCTTTGCGTGTCCTTACCGGCTATCTGATTTCGTAGGCTACAAGCATGCTGCGACTGCGCCTTTCAAAAGGCCTTTCGTAACAAGTAAGACAAATGAAAATGGCAGCGTATTCGCAACGATGATGATAAAAAATCTCGGTACGGAAAACGAACTGACGCTGCAGGAATTCGGTAAATTGTCAGAGGCTTATCTCGGGCTTGCGTTAAAAGATGCTGCAGGTAGATTAGTATATTTCATGACAACCGACAAGACGCTTAAAGATGGCGGTATTAATGTTGAAATGCAGGGTATTGCTTTCGCTACTGGGGACTATAAAGCTTATCTTTTTCTTTGCTCTTCGGTACTTGCACTGAACAAGCCTCCTGTACAAGCTACATACTACACTATACCTGATTTCAAGCCTTCTGTAGTGAATATTACCTCTGAAGCACAGCACATAAATGACTACTTCACTATCAAAGCGCGTGAGGATATTAGAGGACATATTATCGTAGATGTAGAAATAAAAGATAACTATGTGCGGAGATCTAACAATGAGAATTTCTATATCATTTTAAGATTTGCATCAAGCGAAACAGGCTCTCCTATCAAAATAGGAGAACAGGCATTTACCTTTACAGATGTCGAGGCTGGCACGAAGTATACTCACATGTTTGATAAACGTGCTTCTGAAGAACGATACAAAATAGAATATACTTTTATGAGTGTAACGCAAGAAACCTACATCAAAGAATTAAACCTTTTTACAAATCAATAATATTAAATAACTATGGACGTAAAAGTAAAAGCAATTGCCGGCTTCAAGGCAAGTGTTGAAGCAGTAGGCGCAAGTACAACTATTAAGGCTATCGTTT